TGAGAGCCGCACTAGAAGAATTAAAATCGTTCGGATACCTGAAAGTGACTCGCGAGAGAAACGAGAAAGGACAAGTAAGTGGTACAGTTTACGACATTTACGAAAAACCAACGCAGGAAAAACCTGTATTGGAAGAACCTAAAGAGGAAAAGCCTATATTGGAAAAACCAATACAGGAAAAACCTATACAGGAAAATCCAACGCAATTAAATACTAAAGGAATAAAATACTTAAATAATAAAATACTTAAGGAATCAAGTACTAAAGGAATAAAAGAGAGTGCGCGTGCGAAGAAAGAACCGGAACAGTATTTCGAGGATGAAGAACTTAACTGTAAGTTTTTGGAATTCCTTGCTATGCGTAAGAAAATCAGAAAACCAGTAAGAACAGACAGAGCCTTGAAAGCTTTGCTCAAAAAATTACATGAGCTGTCTGGCGGAGATTTGGGAATGATGAAAAAAATCATAGACCAGTCATTGGACAAGGAGTGGTTAGGATTCTTTGAGCTGAAGACAGGTAACGTCAGCACGAAGAACATTAACGACCGACTGTACGGAGATATACAGCACTGGGCAGCACAGAAAGAACAGGAGGGAGGCGGAATGTATGACGATTTCGGAGTTTTCTAAAATCGTAGCCGCACTAAAGACCGTTTACACGGCTCCGGGATTTGTTCCCAACGAACAGGCGTTAGACATGTGGTACCGCCTGGTAGGCAAGAACAACGACTACCAGACAATAAGTGTGGCGGCACAGATGTATATGACGACCGGAAAGTTTCCGCCAACGCCAGCAGATATTTTGGAGTGTGCCAGTAAACTCAAGGCAGAAAGCAGCTACCTGAGCGAGCAGGAAGCATGGGCAACGGTGGCAAGGGCGTGTACAAATGGCGAGTGGATAGAAGGCGGCTACAGCTACCAGAAAAACTTTGACAGGCTCCCGAAGATTTTGCAGAAGGCGGTAGGAACGCCGGAAACGCTCCGCAATTGGAGCCAAGTTGATATGGCGACCATGCAGACGGTCATACAGTCAAACTTCCTCAGAAGCTACAGAGCGGCGTTAGAAAGACAAAAGGAGATAGACAAGTACCCACCGAAACTCCAAGAGATGATACAGGTGGCGGGAGCGATAGAACAGAAAGAAACAGTACCAGAACTACCCACACTGGGAGAAATAGTTGGGCGGTTAGAGCAGGATAATAAAAATTATACCCTGGAACAATGTAGTGGAGCGTTAGGGGATTGGATAGCAGAAAAGAAGGAGAGATTAGGTTATGAATAACACAATGATTAGCGTAAACGGCTTTGCGAAAAGAGAGTACGAGGACGCCTTAGAGAAAAAAGGTGTAATTCCTGCAAATGTTGTAATCACAGTCGAGGACAAGACGATTGCAAGAGCTATTTTAGAGCTATTTAAAGACAAGGTACAAAAAACAGGCGTTTTGCGGATGAAAGAAATTGAAGCTTTTGCCCGCGGCTACAACGAATTGAGCAAAAGCATTGAAACGGCATGGGGAGAAGAAAGCGAGGAGAAACATGGCGGAGTGGTACGTTGACCCAGTCAGGGAATACCTAAAAAGACAGCACCTTGAGGCAGAATATGAGTACAGAACAGCACACAAAGCAATCAAACGAGGTGCGGCGAACTACAGCGAATACGAGAGATATGAGGAGGAATTAGAGCAATGACACTATACGAGATTGACAGTGCAATTATGGATTGCGTAGACGAGGAGACAGGAGAAATTATTGACCTTGAAAAACTTGAGGCTCTCAACATCGAGAGAGACAAAAAGGTGGAGGGAATCGCACTGGCAGTAAAGAATTATGCTGCAGAAGCAAAGGCAATCAAAGAGGAGGAAGAAAAGCTTGCGAAACGCCGTAGAAGTTGCGAGAACGCCGCACAGAGGTGCAAGGACTATCTGTCCCATGCTCTTGACGGTGAAAAGCTCAAAACGGCAAGAGTAAGCGTGTCATACAGAAACAGCGAGTCTGTGACCATTGACGACTTAGGCAGCCTGGCAGAGGAATACATCAGGATTCCAGAGCCACAGGCGGACAAGACAGCGATTAAAAAGGCGATTAAAGCCGGGAAAGAGGTCACAGGGGCACACATTGAGACTTCTAAAAGCGTGATTGTGAGGTAAGAAAGATGGGGAATATTCACAAAAAGTTGCAAAAAATTCAGGCAGAATTAAAGGTGCCCAAGAGTAAATACAGTGAGTATGGTGGCTATAGCTACAGGAGCTTAGAGGACATCTATGAGGCAGTAAAGCCTTTATTGGACAGGGAAGGCTTGATATTAGCCGTAAACGACGAAATTATTATGCTGGGCAACCGATTTTACATAAAGGCGACAGCAATTTTAAAAGACATAGAAAGCGAGGGCAGTTTTTGCACTACAGCATACGCCAGAGAAGAAGAAAGCAAAAAAAAGATGGATGCAGCACAAGTTACCGGCTCGGCATCGAGCTACGCGAGAAAATACGCCTTAAATAGCTTGTTTCTTCTGGATGATTCCAAAGATGCGGACACAGACGAATACAAACGCAACGAGGTTATCACAGAGAAAGAAGCAAAACGGCTCTATGATTTGATGCAAAAAAAAGGAATGACGGAAGCCCAGATTAAAGAATGGGCAAGTCAAAGAGGTTTAAAATCATTGTATCAGACGACACAACAACAATATGCCGAAGCCATGAAGGAATTAGGACTGAAATAGCATGGATTTAACTGGAAAAATAAAAAACTTAGCAGTGGATTATTTTAGCAAAAAGATAACAGTTACTCTGGAGATCAACGAGGCGGAGCGGTTTATAAAAGGCGTGGACGAACTGAAAAAGCTGGAAAAGTTGTCCATAATAATTAAACCGTTCCGCAAGAAAAGAAGCCTGTCGGCAAACGCCTATTTCCACGTCCTGGTCACCAAAATAGCGGAGAAAGTCGGCACGAGCAAGGCAGAAGCTAAAAATTTAATGATAGGCAGATACGGACAGCCGGAGCTGATAAAAGGGGACATAGCAGTTTTAAAAACTAACGTTCCGACCGATATCATGTATAAAAAAGAGGACGTTCACACGGTTGCGATAGGACGGCGGCTAGAAAAAGGCAAAGAGGTAGTGTTTTACAGGCTCATGCGAGGCTCACACACCTATGACAGTCGGGAAATGAGTGAGCTAATCAAAGGCACGATACAGGAAGCGGAAGACTTAGGAATTGAAACGCTAACACCAAGAGAATTAAAACAAATACTAGGAAAATGGAACCCAAGAAAGGAAGAAGAGAAATGAAAAAATTTGAATTAACAACAGAGTCTATTACAAACGAAGCTGGGAAAAAATTATTTAGAATTAAGGCATTAATTGATTTTGGAGACGTGAAAGCCGGAGAGCCTGGCGGATACGTAGAGAAAGAGGGAAATGTATCGCAAGACGACAATGCATGGGTTTCCGGCGATGCAGAGGTTTTCGGAAACGCAAAGGTGTCCGGAAACGCAAAGGTTTTCGGAAACGCAAAGGTGTACGACAATGCATGGGTGTCTGGCGATGCAAAGGTGTACGACAATGCAAGGGTGTACGACAATGCAAGGGTGTCCGGCAATGCATGGGTGTCCGGCGATGCATGGGTGTCCGGCGATGCATTGGTATTCGGCGATGCAGATTATGCATTAGTGCAAGGCTTCGGAACGGAATTCCGCTGCACAACTTTTTATAGGGGCAAAAATAAAAAAATAATGGTTAATTGCGGGTGTTTCCATGGAGACTTGGAAGGATTTAGAAAACAGGTAAAAGAAACACGAAACGGAAAAATAGCAAAAGAATACCTAATGATTGCTGATTTAATGGAATATCATTTCACAAGCGAGGATTCTAGCGATGAATAGCGTACTACAAACTAAAAAAGAGTGTTTTTTCTGCAAAACAACCCAAAATTTACATAGGCATCACGTCTTATATGGCAGCAGCAACAGAAAACAAGCCGAAAAGTATGGTTTTACAGTTTATTTATGTTTAAATCACCATACCAACGGCGGCGAGGCAGTGCATCGCAATCCCAACGGACCACTAGACAGGTACCTCAAGGAGCTGGCGCAGAAGTACTGGGAGGAGAACAACGGAACGAGGGAAGAATTTATCAAAACATTTGGGAGGAATTACCTGTGAACAAATTTAAAAATAAAAAGATTTTTACGACAGCCGGAAAGTTTGACAGTAAAAAAGAAATGCATCGCTATTTAGAACTGGCGGCGATGCAAGAAGCGGGGAAAATTACAGGATTAGAGCGACAGGCTAGATACATCCTTATAGGCAGCCAGAAACGAGAGGATGGCACTACAGAACGCCCCGTATCATATACAGCAGATTTCCGCTACACAGACAAAGAGGGAAAGATTGTTGTTGAGGACGTAAAATCCCCGCGCACAAGAAAAAATCCGGAATACATCATCAAGAGAAAGCTGATGCTTGAACGGTATGGCATCACGATCAGGGAGGTGGCGTAATGAAAAAAACAGGAGACTCAGAAGCAAGAAAAGCGGCGAAAATACTCAAGAAGTACTGCAACGAGCATAAATATTGCCGAAATTGCCTTTTTGCGGTAGGAAAGGAGGGCGCGGCTTGCCTGCTAGTAAATAAATTGCCGTTTGACTGGGTAAGATATTAAAGCTGGACACCCTCCGGGGTTAAGGATAGATACACATTACAGCAACATGTTAACGGTTCCATGAGGAGCTATATGCCATTGATTCCTCCGGATTTATTCCGGAGGGGAAAGGAAAGAAAATGCCATACGGGCTGAAAGACGAAGATTTTGACAAAATACAAAACAAAATAGCGAAAAAACTATATGAAATACCAAGCCTTGACCGAGCCGCATTTCTGGTGGGATGCACAGAACAAGAGTTAAGGGAAGCAATGACCGAACTACGCGAAACACC